TGTTGGCCATGTAAACTTTTCTCTGAAGCAACGGAGTATTTAATGAACCAAACGATTTTAGTTACCAAGAGGGATGGCCATAAAGAACCATTTAATCTTGATAAAGTACATAAAGTACTTGAATGGGCAACAGCCGGAATTACTGGTGTCTCAATTTCTGAAATTGAATTAAAAGCAAATATTCAATTATACGATAAAATTCCAGCTTACTCTATTCATGAGTTGCTTATTAAATCAGCAGCAGAACTTATCTCTGAACATACGCCAAACTACCAGTATGTAGCTGCTAGGTTAGTTAACTATAAATTGCGTAAAGAGGTATATGGCAACTATGAACCATCTTCACTACTAGAACTAATTAAAAAGAATGTTGATCGTAAAGTATATGATGCTGAGATTCTGAAAAAATATAATGAAGATGAAATTACAGCATTAGATACGTTTATTAATCATAGCCGTGATGATAATTTTACTTATGTTGCAATGGAGCAATTTCGCGGCAAATATCTAGTACAAGATCGTGGAACTAAAACAATTTACGAAACACCACAAATGGCTTATATGCTAATTGGTGCTACGCTGTTTGCTGATTATCCGCGTGATACTCGTATGAAATGGGTAAAGGACTTTTACGATGCTGTTTCTCAATTCTTTATTTCTTTGCCTACTCCTATCATGGCTGGCCTTAGGACTCCAACGCGGCAATTTAGCTCTTGTGTCCTTATTGAGTCCGGCGATAGCCTTGATTCTATTAATGCAACTTCAACCTCTATTGTAAGATATATTTCTAAAAAAGCCGGTATTGGTATTGGTGCTGGCTCTATTCGTGCCATTGGTTCTAAAATTAATGATGGATCTATTGTTCATACTGGTCTTATTCCATTCCTTAAGTACTTTCAGGCTGCTGTAAAATCATGTTCACAAGGTGGTGTTCGTGGCGGTGCTGCAACTGTATATCTTCCGGTATGGCATTATGAGTTTGAAGATCTTGTTGTATTGAAAAACAATAAAGGTACAGAAGAAACTCGAGTTCGTCAAATGGACTACGCGTTTCAATTTAATAAGTTAATGTATGAGCGTCTTTTGACGGGTGGCAATATTACCTTTTTCTCACCAGACGAAGTACCAGATCTATATGAAGCCTTTTATGCAAATCAAGATAAGTTCAAAGAGCTTTATGAAATGTATGAACGTAAAACTTCTATTCGTAAGAAAACACTTACGGCAATGGAAGTATTTTCTCAATTCTTGACTGAACGTAAAGATACTGGTAGAATCTATTTGCAAAACGTAGATCATGCTAATGAACATGGTTCGTTCTTACCAGATCTTGCTCCTATTCATCAATCAAATCTTTGTGCTGAAATAGATCTACCAACAAAACCTTTAAGTTCTTCAGATGATACCGAGGGAGAAATTTCATTATGTACTCTTTCAGCTATTAACTGGGGACTAATTAATGATCCCAAAGAGTTCGAGAAGTATTGTACACTTGCTGTTAGAGCATTAGATGCTTTACTTGATTATCAAAACTATCCAGTACCAGCTGCTCAACGTTCTACTATGGATCGTCGTCCTCTTGGAGTTGGTATTATTAACCTTGCATACTTCCTTGCTAAGCGTGGTTTAAAATATGATGATAACGCATTAGCAGAAGTAGATCGTTACGCCGAAGCTTGGAGCTATTATTTAATTAAAGCATCAGCTGATCTTGCTATGGAAAAAGGGACTATTCCAAAGAATAACGAAACTAAATATTCTCAAGGTATTCTACCAATTGATACGTATAAAAAAGAAGTTGATGGACTTGTTTCTCCTGAAGAGCGTATGGATTGGGCCGGGTTGCGTCAGCAGCTAAAAGAAACAGGTATTCGTAATTCTACATTGATGGCTTTGATGCCAGCTGAAACTTCAGCTCAAATTTCAAACTCAACAAATGGTATTGAACCGCCTCGTGCTCTAGTATCTTATAAGCAATCAAAAGATGGTGTTATGGCTCAAGTTGTTCCTGGTTACCATCATTTAAAAAATAAGTATGATTTGCTGTGGGAACAAAGATCTCCAGATGGTTATCTAAAACTTTGTGCTGTTCTTCAAAAATATATCGATCAGGGTATTTCTGTGAATACTTCTTATAACCCTGAATTCTTCGAAGATGGTAAAGTACCAATGTCTCGTTTGATTACAGATATGATTACTTTCTATAAGTATGGTGGAAAGCAAATGTATTACAACAATACATTTGATGGAGCTGGCGAATGGAATGATAGCCCCGAAATTAAAGATCTGCCAACTGAAATGGTAGATGATGAAGACTGCGAAAGCTGCAAAATTTAAGAGGAATAAATGACATCAGTATTTAAACAAAAGCAAAAATCTCACCTAACATCTAAAATGTTTTATGATGAAGGTATTGATATTGCTCGATACGATCAAGTAAAGTATCCTGAACTAGATAAGATTACTGATAAGCAATTGGGTTTCTTTTGGCGTCCAGAAGAAATTGATGTATCAAAAGATAAAGCAGATTTTCGTGCACTTACTGAACATGAGCGGCATATCTTTACATCCAACTTGAAACGACAAATTCTACTTGATTCTGTTCAAGGTCGTGGTCCAGTTGAAACACTATTGCCTGTAGCATCTTTGCCTGAACTTGAACCGTTGGTTATGGCTTGGACATTTATGGAAACAATCCATTCACGTTCTTATACTCATATTATTCGTAACGTATATGCTAATCCATCAAAAGTATTTGATGAAATGCTTGATATTCAAGAGATTGCAGATTGCGCTACAGATATTTCTCGTTATTACGACGAGTGTATTGAAGCAAATTCATGGTGGAATCTACTTGGTGAAGGTAAACACACAGTAAATGGTGAAGAAGTAAATGTTGATTTGTTTGAAGTAAAGAAAAAGCTTTGGCTTGCTTTGAACTCAATCAATATTCTTGAAGGTGTTCGTTTCTACGTTTCATTTGCTTGCTCTTGGGCATTCGCGGAATTAAAGAAGATGGAAGGTAACGCTAAAATTATTAAGTTTATTGCTCGCGATGAAAATACTCACCTTGCTGCTTCTTCCTTTATGATCAAAGTGCTTCCGAAAGACGATCCAGACTTTGCAAAAATCAAAGAAGAATGCGAAGATGAAGTTGTAAAAATGTTTGTTGACGCTGTAAACCAAGAAAAGCTTTGGGCCGATTATCTTTTCAAAGATGGATCAATGATTGGTTTGAACGCAAAACTATTGTATGATTATATTGAATGGATTGCAAATAAGCGCATGAAAGCGATTGGTGTTTCATCACCTTATTCCGTACCACAAGCAAACCCACTACCTTGGACTGAAAAATGGATTAGTGGAGGTAACGTACAAGTTGCTCCACAAGAAACTGAGATCTCGTCGTATGTTATTGGTGGCGTAAAACAAGATGTAGATGAAAATACCTTTAAAGGTTTGAGTCTTTAATTTGTATAGATAACAACAGTTAATGCCAATAAGAGGAAAGCATTATGACCAACGTAGTTTGTCAAGATTGTGATATTGAGTATGCAGTAAAATCTAAAGAAGCTGAAGAAGATGGAATCATTGCGACGTTTTGTCCGTTTTGTGGGTTTGAAACAACAGATGAATTAGATTTTGATGATCCTGTTTTAATGACTTCTGAAGAAGATGATTGGGATAATTGGCATCCAGACGATCGGTTTGATTGATCTATAAATAGACCATATAACAACAATATGGTTTATTTATGACACAGTGGACGTATGAAGGGAAACCTTTTGATTCTGATCAAATAGAAGATAACATTGGATTTGTATATCTAATCACTGATCTTACTAATGATAAGAAGTATATTGGTAAAAAGAATTTTTGGTCAACGCGGCGTCTACCTCCATTAAAGGGGAAAACTAGACGCCGTACGGTCAAAAAAGAATCTGACTGGAAAGAATATTTTGGTTCAAGTGAACAAGTAAAGTTATTGGTTGAAGAATCTGGTCAGGAAAGATTTAAGCGTGAAATCATACGCCTTTGTAAATCAAAAGGTGAAATGAGTTACTATGAAGCTAAAGAACAATTTGATAGAGAAGTTCTTTTTAGTGATGAATATTACAATGAATTCATAGGTTGTAAGATTCACGCAAAACACGTAAAGTAAGGATTACCACATGTCAAACAATGTAATCCAGTTTCCAAAAACACGAGCAGCAAATAAAAATGTTCGTCAGAAATTGGAAGCAATGCAATTATCTAGAATTCATTATGAATCACTAGCATCTGAAGCAATGGATGCAATTTCACATGTTTTAGCAACAAATGGTTATCATCCATTAAAAGAAAAAGACATGATTCGTGACATGGGTGTTATTATGAATATGCTTGTTGCTATGATGTATCGGGTTGATGGTGAGATTCATTTTCTCCAAGAACCAATGGATGAAATCCATGACGTGCTAAAATACGTAAAAGAATTAAATGATAAAAAGATGGACGAGCTGTTTACAGACGATGATTAGTATGATATAATATACTAAATAAATGAGAGAAGTGACATGATTATTATCGACTATAACGCAATTGCTATTGCAAATATTATCACACAAAAGCTAGATGTACAAGAAGATATGATTCGGCATATGATTTTGAATTCTATCCGTATGTACAATAAGAAGTTCCGTAAAGAATACGGTCAAATGGTTATTGCCACTGACTCTTCTAATTGGCGCCGTGAAGCATTTCCACAATATAAGTTCAAGCGGCGTGATGGACGGGATGAATCATCTCTCGACTGGAGTGAAATCTTTCGCATTATCAATCTAGTATTTGAAGAAATTGGTGATAATCTACCATATAAAACTCTTAAAATTGATGGCTGTGAAGCTGATGATATTATTGGTACTCTTGTAGAAAACACTCAAGAGTTTGGCCAACACGATGATGTTATGATTATTTCTGCTGATAAAGATTTTATTCAATTGCAGAAATATAATAACGTACGTCAGTTTTCACCGATGACTAAAAAGTTTATTCAAGATCCTAATCCACGCAGATATCTGTTTGATCAGATTCTTAAAGGTGATTCCAGTGATGGTGTTCCTAATATATTCAGCCCTGATAATACTTTTGTTGATGGAATACGACAATCTCCAATGACAAAGAAAAAGATGGATATGTATTTTGAAAATGCTGAAAATCTTCAAGGTGTAATGGAAACAGAACACTATCGTAACTATTGCCGAAATAAGAAGATGATTGATTTATCTGAAACTCCACAAGATCTAAAAGATGCTATTATAAATAGATTTGACAATCAAAAGGTAACACATAAATCTAAAGTGCTTAATTACCTTATTAAGAAGCGTTGTAAACTATTAATTGAGAGTGTAGAGGAATTTACTTAATGAAATTGATGATTCATGAAGTTCTTGAAAAAGCTGCAGAAGCAAGTTCAAAAGAAGAAAAGATTAAAATTCTTCAAGAGAATAATCACCTAGCATTGCGTGATATTCTTCGAGGTGGGATGGATGATACCATTACATTTACTCTTCCAGAAGGTAAACCGCCACATGAAGATCCAGTAAAAGTTGGATACTCACGTAATGCGTTATATAATCAAACAAAACGCTTTAAGTACTTTGTAAAGGGTGGTCCTGGTGATAGTTTACCAGCGCCAAAGCGAGAAAAAATGTTTATTAATATTTTAGAATCTATTCATCCAAAAGAGGGTGAATTACTTCTATTGATGAAAGATAAACGTTTGATTAAGTCTAATAATACAGCACACTATTCTGGCATTACAAAAAAATTAGTACAAGAAGCATTTCCAGGGTTGATTCGAGAGTAAATATATAATGGACTTACGGTATCTATTTCCAACAGTTATTGGTGAAAAAAGATCATTAGTTTCTAAAGAATATAATAATTCTCTTATAGATAGAGCATTAGAAATTTATAATAAAAACGATTCTTTTTCTGATTCTGTTTTTGGTAATACAAAGCATACAAAAAATACTTATGACGTTGTGAATGACAAACTATTTTTTCCTCTTTTAGACGAAATAAATAAGCAGGTTCATATATTTGCAGAAAGTTTTGGATCTAAAGAAAAATATAATTATTCAAATTCTTGGCTAAATTTTAGTAATAAACACTCATATCAAGAGTATCACAATCATCCAAATTGCGTTTTTAGTTGTGTGTATTATGTACAGGCTCCAAAAGGAAGCGCAGATTTAATTTTTAAATCTTCTAAAGATAATATGATTTCTTTAAAAAAGGCAGATATGAATAATCCTATTAATTGGGAATCCGCTAAATATGGCGCAATTGAAAGATCTTTATTTATATTTAGATCAGATTTACAACATAGAGTTCCAACTGGTACAAATGAGGATTTAAGAATTTCTATAGCTATAAATTGGAAGTAAAAAAATTATAAATAACTGTATGAGTATATTAATGTTTCACTCATAATCGGTAAAGGGATCGTGCTACACTCCGTGGCAGGTCCCTTTTTTATTGTTTAACTACATAGGAGGCTCAACTATTCATACCCGAAAAAATTCCAAAAGAATTAACTATACAGAGGAATGTACGATGAATGGCTCACAAATTGAGAGATTAAAACGAGACTGTAGGGAGATGGACTTTTTTATAAAACGACAAGAAAAACGGGGTAATGACGAGAAGGCTTACACACTTCAAAAGAAGCACGATTATATGAAATCTAGAATAGAGGAGCTAGAGGAAATTTTAGCAGCATAAAGTTGTTTACATCCTCACTGGATTGTGTTATAATAATAGTATATGAAAGTGAGGATGTATCCATGAATTTGTTCATACTTGATAAAGATCCAGTCAAAGCAGCTCAACTGCAATGTGATAAGCACGTAGTTAAAATGATTGTTGAATCAGGTCAAATGCTATCAACAGCTCATCGGATGTTGGATGGTGTTGAAACCAGACGCCCATCGAAGTCTGGTAAGACCAAAAGCAAATATTGGGTACATCCCAATGAACAGATGGAATCCGAACTTTACCGAGCAGTTCATATGTACCACCCATGTACAGTATGGACTATGGAATCAAATAATAATTACAATTGGCATTACGTACATTTCATAGCTCTTTGCGATGAGTATAAGTATAGATATAGTAAAGAGCATGCAACCGATACAAAGTTGCGAAACCTTCTTAAAGCACCTCCAAAAAACATTCATATTGGTTACCTCACCCAACAACCATTGGCTATGAAATCTAATCCTGAATGTATGTTCGAAGATGTTGTAAAGTCTTATCGCGCTTTTTATCAAACTAAACAAGATCGTTTCAAAATGATCTGGACAGGAAGGGACACTCCAGAATGGTTTCAACGGAAGAGCAACTTGAGTTTGAGTTCATGAAAAATCAACCAGATCCAATTGAGATAACTGAAAAACAAGAGCGATACGACGAATATATAAAACGTATGTATCGTGAAACTGAGGAAAAAGATGCCAACATATAACTTTCGTAATTTAGAAACAGGCGAAGAAACTGAAGTTATTCTTCGTATTTCAGAACTTGATCAATATAAAGAGGATAATCCTAATCTTCAACAATTTCTTACTAGAGCTCCTGGTGGTGTAGGTATGGTAAGAGATATGTATTCAAGGGTCCCTGATGGGTTTAATGACGTAATAAAACAGATCAAAAAAGGATCTGGTATGAGGAATACAATTAAAACAAAATGAATAGATCATTGAAAATTCGCCTTGAGGCTCTTAAAACATTATCACCAATTACTGAAAATCAGAAAAAAGTATTTCAAGCTTTTAAAGAAGGTTCTAATCTTTGTTTAGCTGGATCAGCTGGTACTGGTAAAACTTTTCTATCAATGTATCTAGGGCTTGAGGAAGTCTTAGATAAGGAAACACCTTATGAGAAATTGGTTATTATTCGTTCTATTGTTCCTACGAGAGATATTGGATTTCTTCCGGGAACTGAAGACGAAAAGAAAGATGCCTACACTGCCCCGTATAGAGGAATTGTACAAGAACTAGTTTCTGATCCCGAAGGTTGGAATAAGCTACAACAACAGGGTGCAGTAGAATTTCTTACTACTTCTTTTATTCGAGGTACCACCATTTCAAATGCTATTATCTTAGTTGATGAAATGCAAAACCTTACATTCCACGAATTAGATTCAGTAATTACTCGAGTTGGTGAAAATTGCCGATTCATTATGTCGGGTGATTATTACCAAACAGATTTTGATAAAGAAAGAGATAAGAATGGTATTCTACAATTTTTAGAAATCATTGATAAACTCAAGTATTTTGAAACAATCGAATTCTCTTGGCAAGATATTGTACGTTCCGGTCTTGTTAGAGATTATATTATGACTAAGGAACACATGGGTATTAAATGACAATGGAAAAGAAAGATGGCTAAGTTTTCGCGCTTTGATCCTAAAAATAAGAAAAAGCATAAACACAAATTTAATTCAAAAGATCATGAAGGTCCAAGAATTAAAAGTACTGAAACAAAAAGAAAAGTTAAAGTTAACTTTAATAAACTTATGGTAAATGATTATGACTATATTGACAGAACCGAGGATATTTGAACATGTCGGAATTAATTTGGGCTATGACGACATCGAGGCTGAGACCACTTCTTCAGGACGAAAATATAAGTGTCCTAACGGGGTTTCTTATCCTAGTGTTACTACAGTACTTTCTATATTAAGTGAAGATGGTATTAGGGCATGGCGAAAACGTGTTGGTGAAGTAGAAGCAAATAAGATTTCTCATAGAGCTGCTACGCGTGGTACAGCAGTTCATGCTATTGTTGAAGATTATATCAATAATAAACCAAACTACACTGAAGGCTATATGCCTAATGTTGTAGAAAATTTTAATGACATTAAAGGTATTTTAGATGAAAGGATTGGCAAGGTTTACGCGCAAGAAGTCCCATTGTATTCAGATCACCTTGGATTGGCTGGTCGTGTCGACTGTGTGGCTGAGTTTGATGGTGTTTTATCTATCGTCGATTTCAAAACTTCTCGGAAGTTGAAGAAAAAAGAATGGATTGAAGGTTACTTCATTCAAGAATCTGCATACGCGGTTATGTGGGAAGAAAGAACTGGTATGCCAATTACCAATTTGGTAACCATTATTAGCGTTGATGGCGCAGAAGCTCAAGTCTTTAAAGAACATAGAGACAATTGGACACCTAAACTATTAGAGACTATTGATGAATATGCGAAGAGAAAAATGTTTGGCCACTAGGGCTCATCAACAAATAGGTATTTGCTGTGAAACTCTATGCGAAAAAGACGTAGTTCAAGAATATATTAAAGAGCTAGAAGATCTGGTTCAAGAATTAAAAGAAAAAATCAATCAACTTGAGGATGACAAATGAGCGAAGATCTTATGGAACTACTTACTGGTGGTGAAAAGAAACGCAACTATTTTCACCATAGACCAGTAGCAAATATCCATGAATTTTATTTAGTTGGCGAGATTAAACGAGCTGACGAATATATTGATTGGTTTGACATCATTCGAAATGCTGGGAAGAATGATGTAGTAAATATTCACATCAACTCATATGGTGGTGATCTATTCACTGCTATTCAAATGATACGAGTACTTGGTGAATGCGAAGGAACAGTAATTTGTTCTGTTGAAGGTGCCTGTATGAGTGCAGCAACAATGGTATTCTTATGTGCCGATGGCTTTGAAGTATCTGGCCACTCAATGTTTATGTTCCATAACTATTCAGGTGGAACCATTGGTAAAGGTGGTGAAATGTACGATAACATTGTTCACGAACGCAAATGGTCTGAAAAGCTTCTTCGTGAAATCTACAATAACTTTTTGACTGAAGATGAAATTGTCTCAGTATTGAACAATAAAGATATTTGGATGGATGGTGATGAAGTTATTAAGCGTCTAGAATCTATGAAAGAAAAAGTAAACGAAGATAAAGAAAAACCTAAACCAGCTCCTCGGAGTCGGAAGAAAGCTTCTTAAACTGATTGATAGCAATGGATTTATAGGAAGTAATGATAACTACCTTTCCATTGCTATCATAAACAGCCCATTTTAGCGATTTTGCTTGCTTTAATTCCATACATATATTTATAAAAAAAATGCATTTCCGTGCATTTTTTTGTGTACATTCTCTCCAGCATAGGTTATAATAATACTATAATCAATGAGGAGAAACTGTTATGACTAAATTCGCAAATCAAATTGGCTACTCTGATGTCAATCCTTTTGAAGTTATTCGTGTTGTTTCTGATAAGACTATTGAAATTAGAGCAATGAATGCAGAACGTGATGATTCTGTAAAAATGGAATTTATTCCTGGCGGATTTTCTGCCCATTGCAAAAATCAAGCTGATCAAAAATGGATCATTACTTCCGATGAAGAGCATCCAGTATTTCGTATTCGTCTTAGCAAAAATCGTGGATGGCAGGACAAATATGGTCAACGCTATAAATTAGCAGATGCCCCTCGTAAATTCTATGACTACAACTTTTGAGGAGAATTATATAATGTATGTAGACAATAATAAAACAATCCTGGTCGATGCAGACGGAGTTCTGCTAGACTGGGTTTATGCTTTTCGTGGTTGGATGGACCGTCACGGATATACAATGGTAGAACCTGATAGTTATCAAATGGATAAATGTTATGGTCTAAGTCGAGAAGAAGGAA